TTCACCAGTCCAGCTATTATAAAGAACGCCCTGAGTGATGATATCAAACTCATCTGGCCTTTCTGGATCGTCATCCGCTACAGCCTTGCCTTCTTTAGTTAATACATAGCTTCCGGTGATGTGACCGATGATATCGTTCTCATCGTGCATAAAATTGAACTGCTTATCTTCGGGGGTATTTCTTGCAGCCCAAGTTGCATCTGCGGTAAACACATCGTCATTTTTATTCCATCCAGTAGAAACTAAAACAGACTCAAGATAAAACAAGTCTATCTGATCCTTATTCTCTGCAATTGCTTTGAACGCAACGTCTTCTGGAACATCCTGATGAAGTTTGGCTTCAGAGCAATACGCAACGCTAGCCGTACTCTTAACGAGTTCACCAACGCCGTCATTAATTTCTTGTTGATAAATTTTTATTGACATTTTTTTACCTCAGACAATTATACACAAAAAAATATTTTTTTCAAAAAAACTACTATTTAGCGTCAATCTTTGACTGGATATACGTACCAACAACTATTTTTTTATATTTTTCTGTAGTGGGACTAGAATCTCTTAAACCCCTAAATTCAATGGGTACAGAGTATTTTGAAGCTACCGCCTTGAATATATTGTTATCGTCTAGGGTAGATAAAGGCTCAAGAGCCAAAAATGTGGATAACTTAATATTGTCAAGTTCTGAAGCCTCACTTTTGGTTAGTTGACGAAGATTTGCTTTAGACTTCATCTCAAGGTATCCCTTGTTAAGACACTCTACGGCTTCAAAGGCAGAGGTTGCCCACACAACTAGCTCCGCAACACCCGGAGTGCTTTTTGGAGTATCAACTCTTTTCTTGCGTGGTTCCTCATCAATAGCACTCGGCGGTCTTCCAGATTCACGAACTGGTTTTTGAGATTGCTTCTTTTCTGCGACCTTCTCCTGAATATCCGCCTGTTTATCCATTTTCTCAATTTCAAACTTCTTGTTTGCGTTGTGAAAAGGACTAGCTTTTGGTGGTAGCTTGTCTGTATCTCTAGCTTTGTCTTCACGTTGCAACCTAACCTTTTCAACCCCCGCGACCTCTTTGAATCTTTCAAGAACTGTCTCGTGTGAGATAATATCACGATCAGCAAGTTGAATAAGTAGATTTTTCTCAGAAGCCTCGTCAGATAAACTCATTTGATCATATACAATATGGAAAGGTTTTCTAAAGCCCATAGCTTTTCTAACATCTTCTAATTCTTTCTCCCAGAATCTAGTTAGTTGATCGCGACCATATTGCAATCTTTCAACCAAGGTTTTTAATGAGATAAAGTTATTGGTAAACCCGCCACTTTGACCAGCAATACCTGTCAAGGTAGGAGGAACACCAAGTCCAGCATAAATGCTATTAAGAACAGACTGATATTTTTCAGACCCTAAGAATTTGTAAACTTGAGAATTACTCTCTGTAAATTTAAGCTCTGGACCCCAAACAAGCTCCATTGTTCCACCGCCAGTATTACTAGCTAGAATGTTACGCAGCTTATTGATACCTTCTTTTGTTGGTAAAACTTTATAATCAAAGTCACCACGAGTCCAAAGCCTGATATTTGAAATTGCACCATCCAGTGCAGCAAGATCTGCCAGTTTCATTTTTTCAAGCATAATGATATCGTCTAGGATAGCATATACAAGTGGATGTGCCCATTGTTGCCAATCATCTTTCTTGTAGTGATGAACTGAAAGCCTTTCTGGGTCTAATTGGATTTTCCTATCTTTTCTATTGATAGCGTTTTTAATTTCAGTAGGCAGGGTTTCCAGAACTTTAACTGGAATAGTGCCATCTTTAAAATTATCAAAGAAAGTGTTTGCAGTGAGAGCGTAGTCTTTGCGGCCTAAAAACAAGCTGATGCTTCCGTTCTTCATGTCCACAGTCAGAGGATTAAAGAAGTTATAACGCCACGGAATAACATTCTGTTCGATATCGGGTGTCTGTACAGTGATGTCATTTGCTAGAGACTTGATGTACTTATTGATCTCTGGAGTGATATTTGCATAGCTTCTGTATACGAATACATTTCCAGTCTTATACAGGTTATTGAGAAACCTTTCTGACCTTTCTTTACCACCAATCTTTTTAAACCACTGCTGCCCAAACTTCTCAACGCTCTTGTTTTCGTGAACGATATTGATACCCTGACATCCAAAGTCTCCCATTAAATCAATGATATTGCGGATAATCCCAACCTTATCGTAGGCATCCATGCACATCTTGATAGCACGCTTAGACTTTCTGGGGACTTCTTCCTCTGGTCTAAAGGCATAATAGTCATTAGCACCAAAGTGTGGCTTCACAGACCTGTTAGGCTCAATGTCCAAAAAGTCTCTATGGTAAGCTCTCGCTACACCTTCGTAAGCATCTTGAGACTCTGAGAACTTCTCAAAAGCCTTGGCTTTACTTGTTGAATCTCCGTCTTCCCAGCTAATGATGGGTTCGTTAGGCATCTGTGTTTCCTCTCAATTGGAATGTAATTGAATTGCTTTCTAATTATACACAAAAACCTAATACACATCCTTCATACTGTCTGTAAACCAACTTGGACCATGAAACAGTTTAGCACCCTTCTCTGTTTTCTCTACAGTGGCGAAGCCTCCATAAAAATTATAGTCAACTGGGTTTGGTGCTCTGGCAATAGTTCTAGCAGCCATGTTTGCCATAATAAGAGATGAATAACGGTCTTTCCTGAGTTTGCCCTTCTTGCCTGTGCCAACCACTGTCTCTGGCGTATCCCATTTATCTCGACCAGTGGCGGTCTGCGTGATCTGAATCATTGTAAGCTCATCTTTCAAGTCTTCGATCTCCATGACGCACTGCTCTAGTGTGTCGTAGTTTCTTCCTTTTAAACCGTCCTCTGCATTTGCAATGCCAAGACTGATAGAGTCAAACATGGGAAAAAGAACAACTTTATCTTCCAAGTCCTTTCTTAAACCATGATTAGCCTCTGCTAGCCAATCATACTTAGAAAACTGACACATCTCTAAAATATGTAGACCTCTTTGATCGTCTGTATCCTTTGGTTTGTCGTCATCAATTGTCGGCCAGATTGCATGTTCACCTTCTTGAATTTTGTCTTGATCGTGAAGGGTTTCCATAACAGCGATACCACCACCACCAGCGTCCATAGCAATATGTATACATGGGAAGATTTTCATCAAGTCCCTAATCTTCCTAGCACAATAAGCATAGAAGTCGCTTTCTTTAGAGTATCCGCTCTTGACCTTTTCTTTGTGTTGCTCTCTGTTGGTAGTCCAGCAATGAACTATTTTTCTATGGTCTTTATTTACTTCTAAAACTACAATGCTAAAGTTATCCACTTCGGATGCAGGGTCAACACCAAAGATATATTGTTTGTTTGGATCGCCACGTAGTTGTGCCTGAAAGCATATGTCTTTGTTGTCTTTATCTTTAATTGTTCCCTTGTCGTCTGTGACACATGACTCAATCAATGTTCGCTTGAAGAAGCCTTGAGAATCGCGTGTAAAGCACGCTCCGAACTCCATCTGATAAATTCCAGCATGGACTGTTGCCTTCGATCTAGCGACCTGTGAGGCGTCCATAAAGCCTTCTGGTAACAATTCATAAGGTACACGAATAATAGAATAGTCTTTCCACTGAAAATCTTCTGGTGGATCTTCACCAAAAATCTCTCTCAGTCTAGATTTCTTGCCTTGGCTTTTGATAATTGACTTCCATCTCTTCCAGTAGTCAGCAAAGTGATTGAAATCATAGTAAGCCGTACCGGAAAGAATAATTTGGTTGTCTCTTTTATCAATAACACTTTCGCTAGCTTGCTCTAATTCTATACCCAATTCTGCCGCCTTCTTAGCGGCTGCAATCTTTTTAACATTTTCGATTGGGTCAGAGCTTACCGCAGCAAAACCTGCCACAACGGTTTCAAAAATATCACGAGGTATGGAAGCAAACTCGTCAGAGATAATATCGTTAGCTCTTTGACCCCTGATTTTCTGTCCATCCCCCAGAGGTAGACAAGTAATGCGAGATTTATTAATCCGCATAACGCAACGGTCAACATCTCGGCGTGGTCCAGAACTCGCATCGCACATACTCCTTAAAATAGGTGAATTATTCCAGATCGTCTCCATGTATTCAAACAAAACTTTAGACTGACGAAAAGCAGCACCGACAACTACAACCTTACGCTCTGGCAAGATTAAAGCTCTAATCATTGAGTATAAAGATAGGATAAACGACTTACCAAAACCACGACTAGCAATAAGCATTGGGAACTTTCTGTTCCACATTTCGCAAAGAAACAAAGCCTGAGAAGGTAA